TTTTGCTTCAATAGGTCAAGGGTTTTATGTTCTCGTAACAGGGAACAAGATTACCGTTGCTAATAATGGAGCTGGGGTTCAGGTCTTAGCAGGGGCTGATGTAGTAGTTACAGGCAACAAGATTGCCGTTAGTCAAAATGCTGCTGGGGTAGTGGTTGCAATTGATGGTTCGGTTCTTGTAACAACGAACCTAATTACCGTAGCTCAAAACGCAGCGGGGATTACATTTAGCATTAATGGAAGCGTTGATTTAACAGGCGCTAAAATCGTTGTTAGTAATAATGGCGCAGGCGTTGTTATATCAATTCCAAAAATAGTTGATGTAACTGGAAGTTTAATTAAAGTTAAACAGAATGCAGCGGGAGTGACGTTCTCGATTGATGGATCCGTTATACCTGTAGGCTCTACAATCACACTTTACACTGGCGCTGAAAAGGTTAATGTGTTAACTTGGAATCCTATCGACCCGAATGCAGCTCAGACTTGGGTAGAGATAGATCCTTTATAGGAAAATTATGGCATCAACATATACAACAAATTTACAATTAGAAAAAGTAACCACAGGTGAAAAGGCTGGGTTATGGGGAACGATTACTAATACTAATCTAGAAATTTTAGAACAAGCAGCTAGCGGTTATGTATCAATCGATGTCGCCGCAGCTGACGTTACGCTCGTCTTAAATGACGGTGCAACAGGAACAGGAAAGAATTTATTTTATAAACTAACAGGCACGCTAACAGGTAATCGTCAATTGATTATGCCTGTAACAGCAGAACGAATTTATATTGTTAAAGACTCAACGGTACGTTCTTCTACTAACTATACCCTAACGGTTAAGACAGCAGGAGGTTCAGACTATGTAATGCCTGTTGCTTCAACAGCTTTACTTTACTCTGATGGAACCAATACGGCGTTAGGAATGCTAGAAAAAGGTTATACTACACACACCGCTGCTTACACGGCAGTTAACAATGATCAAATTTTCTGTGATACTACAGCTGCCCCCATTAATATAACTTTACCCGCAGGACCTGCAATAGGATCTGAAGTAACGATTATTGACAGCAAGAATTTCTTTGCTTCAAATAATTTAATTATTATTTCTGCACAAAATATTAATAGTTCAGCTGCTAATTTAACTTTAAGCACTAACGGTCAAGTTATCACTTTGGTGTATGCCAATGCCACAGTCGGTTGGATATACAAAACGAATACAATATAGGAGCTGGCTGAATGGCTCTTGTAGATTTTAAATTACTTCCTGGAATAGACAAACAACAAACACAAGTTGGAGCAGACAGACGTTGGGTAGATTCTGACAATGTCCGCTTTAGATATGGCTTACCTGAAAAGGTAGGTGGCTGGTCTTCTTTATTAACGGATACTATTGTTGGGGTTGCGAGATCTCAACACTCTTTTGTCGATCTCGATGGTAATCGATACGTGGGCATCGGAACTGATAAATTTTTATTAATTTATTTTGAAGGAACGCTTTACGATATTACTCCTTTAGGTCTAACTATTTCTGCTCTTACTTTTACTTTCGATGGTACCACAACAATTACTATGACAAGTAGTGGAGTTCATGGTTTCCTTGTAGGAGATATTATTTTATTTGACACTGTTACTTTACCAGGAGGAACAGGTTTAACTGCAGCTGATTTTGAAGATAAATTATTTCAAGTCATCAGTGTTCCTACTTCAACAACTTTTACTATTACTTTTACAAGTGCGGGAACTGCAGCGACTGGAGGAAGTGTAAATTGCAAACCCTATATTCCCGTGGGCCCTGCAGCTCAAACTTATGGTTATGGTTTTGGTGTGGGACAGTTTGGTGGAACGGTTGCTGGAGCTCAAACCACAACTTTAAATGGATTATTATTAGCTGACACTAACGGAACAGCAGGGTCAGGAACTTCTATTACTTTAACTTCAGTAACGGGTTTTCCTGATCCTGCTGGAACGATCGCTGTTGAAAATGAACTTATTACTTATACAGGTGTTTCAGGTAGCGACTTAACAGGCTGTACGAGAGGAGCAAAAGGAACCGCTGTTGCAGGAACAACAGGAAGTGCCCATGCTACCTTAACTACCGTTACAGATGCTACTTTATATACAGGATGGGGATCAGCTGTTGCTGCCTCAACCGTGAGCCTTGAACCAGGGCTCTGGTCTCTTGATAATTTTGGAGATGTTTTATTAGGAACAATTGCCAATGGAAAAACTTATACTTGGGATTCGAGTATTGCAGCAAGATTTACAACACGAGCTTCTACTACGACAACTGATTATTCAACGGCAAACGCTCCCACAGCCAGTCGTTTGATGATGATGGCTCCAGTTACAAGACACTTAGTTTTATTGGGAACCGAAACAACGATTGGTTTAACCACAAGTCAAGATGATATGTTTATACGGTTCTCGGATCAAGATACTATCAATACTTTTGCACCTACAGCAATCAACAGTGCGGGTAGTCAACGACTTCAAGACGGCACCAAGATTATGGGAGCTCTTAAAGCAAAAGATAATATTTTAGTATGGACCGACACAGCGCTCTATACCATGAAGCATGTGGGTTCGCCTTTTACTTTTGGATTTGAACAAGTCGGAACCAACTGTGGATTGATTGGTCAGAACGCAGTCGTAGAAATTGATGGGGTAGCTTATTGGATGAGTAATAAAGGATTCTTTCTCTTCGATGGTACGGTTAAGTCTTTAACATGTACGATTGAAGATTATGTTTATGATGATATTGATACCACCAAAGGTCAACAGATCTGCGCTGCGATTAATAATTTATTTACCGAAGTTGTATGGTATTACCCTACGTCAGGCGCAAACTACAATGATCGTTATGCCGTATATAACTATGGAGAATCAGCAGGAGGAAAAATTCCAGGAGGCGTCTGGTACCCAGGTACCGAAGCAAGAACTTCATGGATGCCTGCTCAAATTTATCCGAATCCTTTCGCTACTAAATTTGATTCAACAGCGACAGGAACTTTTCCGAGTGTGATTGGTGAAACAGGTTTAGGTCAAACCGTTTATTATGAACAGGAAGTTGGAACGAATCAGATTAATCCTAACGGATCTTCAACCGCAATTGCTGGGAGCCTGGAGTCTTACGACTTTGATTTAGAAGTTGGAGGCGCAGGACAACATTATTTATCCATCAGTCGCTTTTTACCTGACTTTAAAACGTTAACAGGGAGCGCAACGGTGACTTTAAAGCTCAAACGTTTCCCATCGAGCACGGCAACGTCGAGTGTCTACAGTCCTTTTACCGTGACTTCTTCTTCAACTCAGTTTAATACTAGAGCACGAGGAAGATTTGCAAGCGTAGCGATTGCTAACGCTGCAGTGAATGATAACTGGAGATTTGGAACCATGAGGCTGGATGTTAAACCAGACGGAATGAGATAATGGCAAAAATAGTAGTTAAGATTCCTGAACCTAAAACTGAATATGATTTTTCTAATCAGAAACAAATTTCAAGAGCGCTCAGTGCAATTGTAGAACAATTAAACTCAACGTTTTTACAACAACAAAAAGAGGACCAAGAACGATTCACTTGGTACATGACTTAATGGCTAATACCTATAAAGTAATCCCTAAATTAATTAGTGTGCTGACCGCGGATCAGCAAGTGTATACCGTGCCGACGGCAACGACTTCTATTATTCGTTCTGTTTCTGTCTATAATACAGACGCAAGTCCTATGAATGTGACTCTATCTATCTTAGATGATAGTTCTTCTACTACATTCACCTATGATTATAAGGCAGCTTTGGCCGCCACCACTAAATTTGAATTTTTAAACTCAGACAATTCTATACTTTTAGTTTTAGAAGAATCTGATAGACTCCAAGTTACCTGCAGCACAACTGGCGGTCTCAATTTAATCGTGTCTGCACTGGAGATAAGTAGATCATAATGTCGTTTAAAGAAAAAGGATTGATAACACTTAGAACTGTTGATGGGAAGCAACATGAACAGGTTGACAGTGAAACCATTATTACATTAACCAACAAGTTAACAGGACAGGAATATGAGTCAGACGCTCATGGCGATGCTGATGTTAGTAATCCTGCTACTGGAACTCAAAAGGAGCATTTAAAACGAGATGTTTTAATCAAGATTAAACGCTTCCCTAGTATTTTATCAAAGTCGGGAGA